ACACGACGCTCTTCCGATCTCGTCGGTCATGCTGGGGCGGTCGAGCAGGTTGTCCCTGTACGCGTTGAAGATCATGCGAGCCTCCTAGCCTGTTCCCAGTCCCTGTTGATCTGCTCTCGGATGACGTCGATCTTGCGCTTGCGCAGCAGCACCACCTCGCGGGCGGCGTCGTACTCAGCCTGTGCGCAGTCGGCCTCGAACGCGGCGTTGCTGACGGCCTCCGCGCCCTCCGCCATCTTCGGTATCAGCGTGGCGGGGTAGCCTTGGGCGCGGTACGCGAGCATCTGGGTCTTGAGCGCCTTCCTGGCTTCCGCCCTCTTCGCCGCGAGCTCGATGCCTGCGGCGCGGAACTCCTCGTTGGCTTGGAAGGCCGCCTCGATCTCGTCGCCCAGCTCCTGCTCGAGCATCAGGCCGTCCATGACTGCCTCCGATCGTTGGAGGAGAGCACGACCTTCTCCGAGTCCTGCCTGATCCTGCTGACGATCGCGATCGCCGTCTCCTTGTCCCCCTTGCTGGAAGCCATGCGGGCGATCAGCTCGGAGGGCTGGTACTGCGTGGTCACGATGATCGGCAGCATGCTGGCGTTGCGGTGGTCGACCAAGGCGAACAGGCGTTCCAGCGCGAAGTCCGTCTGGCTGCCCTTGCCGAGGTCGTCGAGGATCAGGACTGGCGCCGACTTGTAAGCCGGCAACGGGTCGGTCTCGTCTCGGAAGCCAGCCTTGATCTCGTCGAGGATGCCCAGCATCGAGGCGAACCTGACGCGCTTGCCGCGGCGCAGAAGCTCCATGCCCACGGCGCATGCGAGGTGGGTCTTGCCGGCGCCCACGCCGCCCGTGAGGTACAGGCTCCCTCCCTGCTCCACCACAGAGGCGAGTTGCGGCGCCCTGGGGTCCGTCGCCTCGCGGTAGCGCTTGGGGATGCGGGACTTCGCAACGAGGACCTGCATCGCCTTCGCCTCGTTCTCGGAGTGGCGCCTAGCCTCCTCGTCTTTGCGCTCCCTCATCGCCGCGGGGCAGTCGCAGGGAGCGAAGACGCCAGTGGCGATCCGCTTGCCGCCGATCTCGGCGACGATCTGCTCCAAGGGCTTGCCGCAATGAGGGCAGTTAGTCGTAGATCGCATAGTCGCTCGCCTCCGCCGTCTTGCCCTGCGGCTCGTCGCGCCTGATCCAGTTCCTCACCGTCGCCTGCCAGTCCTTCATGGGGTTGCGCCCGACCTTCCAGCCGTTCGCGTTGTAGTAGTCCATGAACTTCTGGGTGTCGAAGGAGGGGTGCCCGATCCCAAATGCGTAGCGGGCCACCTCGTCTCGGGTCGGGCGTTTGAACCTCCCATTCAATTCTTCGTTAGAAGAATTGATACTCTTACCCTTACTCTTACCCTTAGCTTTCTCGGATTCGGTCGGTTGGCTTTCCTCGTTTTCGCCGTTTAGCTTTTCCGATTTCCGCGAGTTAGCTTTCTCGGATTCGGTCGGTTGGCTTTTCTTCTGTCTGCCGCCTTTCCGACCGTTGGCTATCCGCGTCCTGCTCTCTTCGAGCGAGGGGCGTATCGCCGTCATCACCGACAGCGCCGCCCCTTTCAGGTCGGGCTCGACTCCGTAGTAGAGGAACTCGATCAGCGCCGTGTAGTACGACTCCTTGTCCCTCTGCTGCATCGTGTGACCCGCCTCTATGTACGAGTCGAAGATGTTCATGACCGCCCCTTTTAGAACGGGATGTCAGCGCCGTAGAGCTCCTGCTGCGGCATGGGCTGCGGGGCGTACTGCTGCTGGGGTTGTTGAGGCGCGTACTGCTGGGGAGCCTGCGGCTGCGGGGCGTACTGCTGCGCGGGCGCCCCCTGCGGCCTGCTGGACATGAACTCGAGGTCGTCCACGACCACTTCCAGCTTGCTGCGCTTCTGCCCGTCGCGCTCCCACTGGCTCCAACGGAGCTTGCCCTCGATGGCGACCTTGGTGCCCTTAGAGAGGAAGCGAGCGAGGCTCTCGGCTCGCGTGCCGAACATGGTGCAGTCGACGAAGTTGGGGAAGTCCTCCCACTCGCCCGTCTGGGCGTTCCTGCGTCGGTCGTTCACCGCCACGCCCAGGGACATGACCTGCATGCCGCCAGCCGTGGCTCGAAGCTCGGGGTCGCGTGTGAGGTTGCCGCTGATGATCACTTTGTTGATAGACATTTAGAACTCCTGATCCTCGTAGTAGTAGTCGTCCTCGCCGACGCCCTCCGGCAGGGGCTCGGCGATCGGTTGAGCCTGTTGCTCGATCTCCGCTTCGATCGGTTCGCGGTGCTCCGGCATCTCCGACGAGTCGTAAACGCCGCCGAACTTCTCGGGGTAGGCCTCGCGGATCGCCTGGACCAACGCGACCTTGCGGATCATGGTCGCGGGCTTCGTCTTCCAAAGGCTGCGGCCTTGGTCGTACTCGTCGAGGCTCACGACCGCCTTCGACGGGTGCGCGCGGTTCTTGCTGTGGACGGTCGCCCAGCCGCCGATCAGGCGCTCGGTCTGCTTGCCGACCAGGGAGCCCTCGCGGTACTCCATCTCGCCTTCGCGGTTGATAACGACCACGCCCGCCTCCATGCCGTCGAAGTCCGGCTGCTGCGTCGCGGTCCTGACGAAGTAGTCCTTCGAGGTGATGACGCTCACCGAAGTCGAGCCGTCGCGGTTGCGGTAGCTCGTCATGTAGCAGTCCTTCGCAAGCGGGTTGAGGCCCCTTGCCTGGCATTGCGCCATGAAGCTGAACACTTCCTTCTCGGAAGGCTCCCCGTTGCCCGTCAGGATGTAACGGGCGACGATCTGCGGCGTGAGCTTGACGTCCTGACCGTCGCTGGCGCGGTACTGGACCATTGCCTTCCCATCCATTACTTCCTCCTCATGAAGCGAACGACCTCGCCGACGCCGTTGCCCTTGATGAAGCCCTTGAGCGCGGCGAGCTCGGGGTCTGAGAGCATGATGATCAGCTGGTACTCGGTGCGCTGGGTCGGCTGCTCAGGCTCGGGCACCTCCTTGATCGGCTCGTGCTCGATGACCGTGACGGGGCTTTCCTCGACCGCGCGGTTGGAGTCGACAACGGCTTGAAGCTCGGCGACCTGCCTCTGCTTCTCTTCGAGGCGGGCGTTCTCCGCCATCGCCGCGCCGAGGTCGCCTGCCGTCTCGAAGAACTTGGCTTCGGCAGCCTCGAAGAACGCCATGCCCTTCGCTTGGCTCTTGAGCGTCTCCCAGTCGGCCGCGATCTTGTCCACGATCTGGTAGACCTCCTCGCAAGCCTTGGTCGCCTTGCAGCTCTTCAACAGCCACTCGCGTCGCTCGATGCGCTCGAAGGGGATCAGGTCCGCGAGCGCGCCTGCGTAGTCGTCGTACGTCGCTTTGATGCCGTCGCGCTTGAGCTCCTTCTCTTCGGCGTCCTGCGCGTCGATGACCTGCTTGAGAAGGGCCTCCGCCTCGGTCATGCCCTCGATCGTGGTCTTAAGCTCGCCCTTCGCCTGGGCGATCATGCGCTCGAACGGGTTGATCGCGTCGGCGAACTCCTGCTTGATCGACTTGATCTCGCCGTTCAGCGACGCGCGGAGGGCCTTGTTCTCCTTCATCGGGCGCTTGGCCTGCTCGTCGAAGGTCATCCCCGCGAACTGCGCCGCCGACTTCTCGGCGCGGTCGCGGAGCTTTGCCATAAGCGCTTCCGCTCCGCTGAGCCTCTCAACGCCGTCCTCGATTACCTGCGCCTCTGTTTCCTGCTGTTCCATCAATCGTCCTCCCAACGATCCTCGTAGTACTGCACCGTGACCATCATTCGGTTACCCTCGCCGTGGGGGAGCCTCGGCAGCTTCAACATGGACGAGTACACGATCTGCTTGTCGTCCTGGTAGGCGATGCCGTTGAGCGCGTCGCACACCAGCTTCAAGACGTTGTCGAAGTCGGGCTTTCCCGTGTCCGACCTCCCCGCGTTCCTCTTGGGGTTCGACTTCGCGAGCTCCCTGCGGGTGGTGACGTCCAGGTAGATCGGCCCCTCATGTCCCGCGTACTTGGTGCCGTGCTGCTTGAGCCATTCGCCCCTGATCAGCTTCTCGGCTTCCTCCGTCTCCTTGGGCGTGTACACGTGCCCGCCCTTGGTCATCCTCGGGCGCTGCTTGCCGACGATCTTCTCCAAGTGCAGGAAGATCGTGGCCTCGCCCGTCTTCTCAAGCTCCCAGCCCATCGTCACCACGCCATCTCGTGGGTCGCCCAGTCGAGAGCCACCATCAGGAGCACCCAGCCGTAGAGCATCGCCCAGGCCATCAGCTTTTCTTTGCGCGTGATGCGCTCGTATGGGTTATAATCAGCCTGACGTTGAGGTCCGTCAGTTCTTGGATGCCCGTGGTTGCCGCCGCGGGCATTCTCTTTTGCCAACTGCATTGCCTTTCTCCTTTCCTTCTCCGACAGCCCGATGAGAACGCACGGGAGGCTGAGTGCCGTATGGGAGCGATCGATCAAACAGGTTGAGGTTTCCTGGTGCCCGTGCGCTCTCGTCCGGCTGTCGGATGCTTTCAGTCGGTTCCTAGCGCGTCCCCGCCAAGAACCAGTCGTCGAACCATTCCTTGCGGACCAAGGCGCCGCGCTGCTTGCCCGCGGGCATGAAGGTCCTGAGCTTGCCCGCCCTCGCCTCGGTGTAGATCGTGGTGCGGGGTATGCCCGTCATCTCCGCGAGCTCGCCGAGCGAGTAGAGCGGCTTAGCAGGTATCCCCGCCTTGACCGCCAGATCGTCGAGGTCGAACAGGATCGGGGTCTCTTCCCGAGCCTCCTCGGTGAGGGACATGATCTGATCGATCAGATCCTTGACCTTCTCGTTCATGGTTCCCTCCTTAGTGAACTATAGGTTTTAACTATCGTCCGAACCGAAAAAAATTTCGCTAACCGCGACGCCGAATAATTCCGACAGTTTCTTGGCGTTGTCGATGGTGATCAAGCCTGGCTCTTTCTCCATCTTTGCGTAGGTTGGGCGGGATATGCCCAGCTTGCCAGCCACTTCTTCCTGCGAGTATCTGGCTGCTTTCCGAGCCTCTTTCAGTTGCATTGGCTTCCTCCTTCCTGATGTTTATAACTATAGTGAAATATATAGTCTATGTCAAGGGAATTTATCGTAAAATGTAAATCGTCATTAATAAATTTTGAGAGGAGGCGGCTGTGACTATAGGAGAAAACATTCGACGCATACGCTTAAAAGCTGGTCTGACCCAAGAGGAGTTTGGAAAGCCGATGGGAAAGGTCCCTCTAGTAGGGCACACCCACGCGGGCGAGCCCATCCTCCCCGAGGAAGTGGACGAGTACCCAGAGGTGTCAATCCCACAGTTCCTGATAGACCGCGACCCAGACAGCTACGGGCTTTCGGTCGACGGCGACTGCATGGACGTCATCTGCCCGCCGGGCATGGTCGCTGTGGTGCAGCCGAACGTGGCGGTCAAGAGCGGGGACGTGGTGGTGGCGACGATAGACGGGTCGGACTCGATCATGAGACGCGCCACGATGATCAACAGCGACCTTATCTTGTCGCCTGAGAGCCACGACAAGAGCCATGAGAACGTGTACGTGGCGGCGAACGACGAGCGCAGCGTGAGGCTGCAGCACGTGAGCTGGTTCCAGAGCCAGGACTCCTTCTGAGCGCACGGACGCGCACCTTGATGGGAAATTCCCCGTTTGCTAAGATCGGCAGCGACACGGCCCCGTGGACTCCAAGTGAGGCGGGGACTAGAGGAGTCGCTTGACCGAAAGGCTGGCGGCTCCTTGATTTTTCAGGCGGTTCCGCCGACCCAACCATTTATTTAACAAACGCAGATCAGGCGATCTTACATAGGAGAAGAAAATGGACAGCAGGGAGATCGAGAAGAGAAGGCTTGTGTTCGACGACTATTCGCGCAAAGACGAGGATGGCGTCGAATACTGGCTCGCAAGAGACATCATGAAGCCGCTTGGGTATTCCCGATGGGAGAATTTCAACAAACAGTAGTAAGTGTTTGATCTTCGCATTTCCAGCGGGTTCACCACCTGCGGAAACACGTTTCACAAATGCTGCAAGTGTGGAGAATCCAGCTCATAACGGGGCATTTGGGATAAGGCTGGGATAAGGAACGGGCGGTCAAAGCCGACGTTCCCGCTCATAGGAAAAGCGCCGATACTAGAACCAAACTAGAACCAGCTAGAACCTGTTTCAGGGCATGAAAAAAGACCCCCTCCAATCGGAGAGGGTCTTGGTTTTGTTAAACCAGTGGTTGGAACGTTTCAGCTGCTACCGAAAACCCTTGAACAGAATGCCGAAGAACGCGGCGAGCAATACGAACGCCATCAGGGTTCTGATCATCGTGAGAGCCTGCGGGCGATCTCGTCCACGATCTTGGCGATATCGTCATCGCCAAGCCCCTGCACCGAAGGCTGAGCGGGAACCACGATCGGCTCGTCAGCGGGCTTCGCGCTGCCGTCAGCCTTGCCGTTGTAATGCAAAGTGCAGTCCCATGGGAAGTCGTAATAGCCGTGGACGCTCGACTCCCAACCCGTCTGGTCTCCGACTTCGCCGTCGATGCCGCCGTTCTCCGAGCTTGAGAACTCGCCCAGCAGGTCGGGGTCGGCGCACGTGCACATGGCGGTGTGGTCGGCGTCGTTGAGGTACACGTCCCCGCGCTGAGCGACGGTGGCTTGCGTGTTCCAAACGTCGAACAGACCGGAGTCGGCGAACACTTGGCGCATGTTGCCAGTGTAGATCGCGCCGTCCAGCTTGCCCTCGTAGGCGGTGCCGATCAACGCCGAGCGCCAGCACTCGATGACCGCCGAGGAGCAGTCGCGGTCGCCCTGCTCGAGGTAGTACGTGCGACCTTCGACCTCGACTGGGCAGGTGCCCTCGCCGTCGCCGTAGCGACCAGGCTGGGAGTAGCCGTGCCAGTCGTGGTTGCACAGGTGCTCCATGAGGGTCGCGGCTATGTTCGCGCAGCCCATTAGTTCTCACCCGCCTTTTCCTCAGCCAGCGCGGCGGCTCCCAGCTCCTTGCGACGCTTGGCATCGGCGGTCACGTCGTTGTCGAACCATGCGCAGGGAATCGACAGGATCGCGCCGACGATCAAGACGGCGGCGTTAGTCCATGCCTCGGAATCGACCGTGTAGCCGAACAGCGCGACGATGGCGCAGACGGCGGGTGCCACGATTCGGACGATCGCGATTGCGGTTTGCTTGTCCATTGTTAACTCCTTTTGTTGATCGAATTGCAGACTGTTTGGAGACGCGCCAACGCCATCTCGCCGTCCTGCTCCCGTCTCGACAGCGCGTCGATGTCGGATCGCAGCTCGTCGATGCGCTCGAATGCCGTTTTCAGGTCGCGCTCAAGCGCGATGACAAGCTCGGAGTCAGAGTTGGCTTTCTTGACCTGATCGAGAAGCTGGCGCATCTGGGTCTCCAACACGACGATTCGGTTGGACATCGCGACGTACACGGAAACGCCCGTCGCAAGGGAGGAGCATAGGATGGTCAACAGCGTCGGCGTCAATTGCTCGAAGTTGATTTCAATCACCTCCCTTCTGCGGGAAACGCCCGTTCAGGCGGTGGTTGGGCGCTCGTGACCGCCTAACTGGTCCGCTTCCACATGTAAACGGCGAGGTAGGGCGGCAAGATTGTCTGAGCCGTGCCAGTGAAGCCGTGGCTGTGCGAACCACCGCCGCCGACGCTTCCTGACCACTCGGTAGTCCACTTGTAGCCGTTCATGTCCCAGCCGTCGTACACGATCACGTCGCTGTCTCGTCTGCTGCTGCCGCTTGTGTAAGCGCAATGAATCGAATGCGTATGGCTTGGAATCTCCGACGTGGTGAGCGTGTGGCTCTCGACGCTGCCTTTCGGCGTGTAACTCGATGCGCCGCCCGTCGCGCCGTTGCTGTAGTTAGAGCCGACACCGACGAGGAACCGATTGGACAGCTGTTGCCACGTGCCGCCGAACAGGTCTTTCGGGTTCGTGGAGTTCACGGACATGTAAATGGAGCCGACGGGGTACACCTTCAACGCGCTCGTCTCGGAGCTTCCCGACGTGACATAACGGGCGTTATCAGAGGTCGCCACGATTCCCAAGCACGTGACCAACGCGCCGTCCACCAGAAGCACCACGCGGTCTCCCACTTCGGCACCCGCGCAGGATACCGTCATGCAAACGCCCGTGATCGTGCCGCCAGCAAGGCTCACGTCCAGCGTGGAGCCGTTGACCTTGGTCACCGTCCCGTATTTGACGCGTGGCGAGTTGGACGGCTTGCCGCCGAACGTGTCGGCGAGAAGCTCGCCGTAGTCTTCCATTTCCATGATGATCACCTTTCAAACGATCGCGCTTCGCATTTGATCGGGCAGCCAGCCGTGAGCGAGAGCCTTTGGGTTCGGATAGCCATTCGCTTGGACAGTCCCGCGCTGGCGTAGTCAATTCGGATAGCGTCGCCGACTGACAGCGGGCGGTAGATGTGCGTGAACGTCAGGCGGTCGATGATGGAGCGTTCCGTCTCAAGCATGGACTCGGCTTTAGCGTCGGCTGCCGCTTGCTGCTCGGCGGCTGTGGAGCCTTCGGGCATCCCTTGGAACTCGTAACGCTTCACGATGCGCCTTCCGACGCTCTGGGTGCCGTACTCGCTTGTCTCGTCGATGTACGTGCCGCGAATCGTCGCGCCTTGCGTGCTGTAGTCCGCGTGGACCACGTTCGCCACGTTCGAGCGGTCGAACGACCGTTCCATGGACGCGAGGAACCGTGCAGTTTTGCCCTCCGTGAACACGTGCGCGATGGGTCGGGCGTTCGGCTCGACGTACCTGCGCATGACCACGCGACCCCACGGGTCGGTCTTAGCCGACTGGAAGCCAGCCGCCGACAGCAGCGCGTTCACGGCTTTCAGCTTGTCGTCTGGCTCGTCGTCTCCTGCCCCGCCCGTGCCGAACACCACGTCAGATGCGAGCACGAAATCGGACGGGTCTGCCACCACGTCCAATCCCGACTCCTTGCAGATTCGCATGGCGGCTTGGACTGCGTTCGAGCCTTTGGCGATCTGGTACGGGTGATCGAAATCGTCGTCGCTGAGTTCGACCAAACGCCCGTACAGATCGACCGAACCCGAAGCGCGGGAGCCGTTTATGTCGGTGTCGGGCGCCTGGGCGAGGAAGGTGCCCAGGCACTCCGAAACCTGCGAGCCGTCGGCGAAGGTCGCGTCGAGGTAGACGCGCACGAGGTCGCGACCAACGTCGAACCCGCCCACGAAGTCGAGGGAACCGCTCTCGAACGTGGACTTGTCCTGATTGCGGCTGATCTCGCCGCCGTTGATGATTCCCGCTACTTTGTGCAGCTCGTCGCCAGTCTCGCGCGAGACCCTCATCACTCGGAAAGCCGACGTGAATCGCGTTTGCCATTGATCGCTAGGCATAAGGCGGCTCCTCCCATGCAAGCTCGGTCAGCTGCGCCGTGATGTCGAACGCCACGGGCGTTCCAACGGTCGCAGACCACGACCAGCCGACGTTGCACATGGACACGTCGCCCATCGGGTCGCGGTAGTAGCAGACGCTCTCGCCCGCGTAGCCTGCGCGGAACGACCTGAACGCGTCCTCACCGACGAGCGAGAAGCCGACGTTGTGGGAAACGTCCACGGAATCGAGCGCGTACCAGCTCGGCAAGCCGCCGCGCTCCCCGCCGTCGGCGAAGTGGAACGCATCGCCTTGCTTTTGGTACGAGCCGTCGAGCGACGGGTTCAGCTCAGCCACCAGCGCGCGGTCTGCGCGGTAGCCGAAGGACAGGACCGACTTTCCGTGGCTCTCGACAAGGTTCTCGACGACCGTCTGCGCCGTGGCTCCCGCCGCCGCGTAGCTGGTGACCTCGTAGGTGTACCCCACGCCCAAAGGCGGGATGGGGTCGGTCATCTCGTAGCCAAGATGAACGTGGTGCGCAAGCTCGACGCGGGAGCCGTCTGGGTTCACGCGCACAACGTCCACGACCGTGATGGCTTCCAGCGCGTCGCTGTGGTCTTTCTCGCGGACGAACAGGCGCACGCCAAGCCCGTCGGTCACCTCGGTCTCGACCGTGGCGGCGTTCGGGTTCGTCCATTCGGTCACGAATGAACGAACGTCGGTGCTATGAAGCGTGCTGCCCGATCTGACGTTGATGCTGACTGAATAACTGGAATCGTTCGCGAGACCGAGCGCAGGGGTCATCTTCCACGAGCTTTGATCGGTTGCAGGGTCGAGCTGCGCCAAGACCGTTCCGCTGCTAGACCTGAGTTCGAGATGTTGCGCCGCTATTCCGTCTTCGCTATAAGCGAACCATTCGACATCTAGCGGCAACTTCGTGATCTTGTCGCCGTCTTTCTGGGGAAACGTGATGTTAACTACTGGTTTTACTGCAACCCTCAACGACTGGTAGCCGCTCCACGCACCCCATGCGGCGTAGAGACCGTAGGTTCGCACTCGAACCTTCCACGTGCCAATTGCCAGCGGAAAGAAACCGTAATCAAACGTCTCGCCAGCAACATCGACGGTCTGAACGGTGCCATCTGGCTTGGTCAACTCAACCTGAGCCTTTGACTGAGCCGTGCCGTCTGGGTGGTTTCGAACCCATGAGACGGTGACTTTGCTGTTCATCTCGCAAACGGAGTAATCCAACGTCACCGAAGGCGCGTTCGGAGCAACGATCGTCTGCACGCTGTTGGACTGTGCCCACGCGCTATATAGGTTGGTGCTCGCGTTCGTCGAGCCGCCCTGAGCCTTGTACGCCCTCGCTCGGTAGACGATCTGACCAGCAGGCGGCGCGGAGTCCGTCCAGTCTGCGGACAGGCTGGCGGCTTGCCAATTGGAGCCGCCGTCGGACGAGACTTGGAACTCGTAGCCGTCCGCGTAGGCGGGCTTCGTGCCCGTGAGCTTGACCGTGGTAGTCGTCGGCTTGGTGGCGGTCAGGTTGGCGATGGAGTCTGGCGTGGTGTAGACGTAGCTCGACCATTCCGTCTCGTTGCCGCCGAAGGAGTTGCTAGCCGCGAGGTAGTAGCGGTAGCGATGACCAGCCTTGACCGAGCCGTCCGTCCATGAGGTCGCGCTTCCGAGCGTCGCCACCTGCGTGGTCGAACCCGAGCCGTCTTGGCGGTAGACCTTGACGGCAGACCACGGGCGCGCCGCGCTCGCGGTGCTGTTCCATTTGAGCGCGATTGACGTGTCTGAGGTGCGCGAGACGGCAAGACCAGTCGGCGCGAGAGCGGGCGAGTAGATCGTGGCGGTGTTGGACGCGCCCGAGTTCCCTGCGCTGTTCTTCGCCACGACGCGGTAGCTGTAGTAGTTGCCGTCGCTGGTGGTGTTGTCGGTATATGACGTGACCACGCCGAGCGTCGCGATGTTCGACCATGAGCCGCCGTTGGCTGACCTCTGGACGATGATGCCCGTGTAAGGTCGCGCCTCGCTCGTGCTGGTGGCGTTGTTCGTCCACGTCACCGTGCACTTGGTCGCGCTGTTGCGGGTCGCCTTGCAGTTCGACGGCGCGGAAGGGGTGGAGTACGGACGTGCCGCAACGGTCTCGTTCCACCACGTCTCCGACGTGCCGTTCATGAAGCCAGAGCTGTTTGTCGCCTTGATGCCGCAGCCGATGGTCTGAGCCGTCCCGTACTTCTTCCAAATCGTCTTCTTCGGGTTCTGGTTCAAATGCCATGTGTACTCGTAGCCGCCGTAGCTGGACTGCATGCCGCCGCTGCCGTAGCCAGCGGTTCCGTCGATCCAGCCGCTGACGTCGATGCCGCTGGAAATGTCGAACCCGTAGTTGACGGCTTGCGTGCCGCCGTTGATCCAATACTCCACTCGGTCGTCGTACTCGTCCCAGTTCAGGTCAGCCCAAGCCCGCCAGTAGTTCGTCGTGTTGCCGTAATGGGTAACCATGTTCGACATTACGCCCACCCCATTCTGGTTTGTCGTTTAGCCGAGCCGACCAGAGCCGCCACAGCGTCCTTGACGGCTTGGTCTGCTTCGAGCAGCTTGCCGTCGAGGTAGATGTTGTACGTGCCGCCCTTTGCCGCGCCCTCGACGACGACGCGCGAGCTCGCCGACCGGATCGCGGTCACGCTGGACGACGCCGTGAAGTCGATTGGGTCCGCTTCCAGCGCCTCATGCACGGTTCCCATCGCGTCCGACGCCAGGGCGGCGGTGGAGGAAGCCGCCTTCGCGATTGACTCGCCGAAGTCCCCCATGAGCGCCTTGCCCGAGTACGACGTGTATCCGTGACCCGAGAACGGGCCCCATTTGGCGGGCGAGAACGGGAACAGGCCGCGGATGTCGGACAGGGCGCCAGAAACCGCGCCGGCCACGCTGTCCACCGCGCCCATGATGCCGTCCTTGAATCCGTTGAGCAGCGCGCTTCCCGAATCGACGAGCCACTGCCCGGCGCCCGAGAAGAAGCCGACGATCCTGTCCTTGATGCCCGTGACAGTGCTGTAGACCGCGTCGATGCCGCCCTCGGCGGCTCCCTTGATGCCTTCCCAGATGTCCGAGAAGAAGCCCTTGATGGCTCCCCACACGCTGCCCCAAACGCCGCTGATGGCGCTGAGGATGGACGAGATGACGCTGAGCACGCCGTTGATCGCCGCGGTGACGACGGACTTGATGCCCTCCCACACGGCTTTCGCTAGGGACTTGATGCCCTCCCATGCGCCCTGCCAGTCGCCGCTGATCACCGCCATAACGGTGTCCACGACGGCTTGGATGATCGCCATGCCGGAACTGACGACGGCTTGGATGAGCGACCACGCAGCGGAGACCACGGAGCCGATGACCGAGCACGCAGTGGAGAAGATCGTCTGGACGATGGGCCACACGGTCTGCACCACGGTCATGATCGCGTTCATGGCGGTGGTCACCACCATCTCGATGATCGGCCACACGGTCTGTACGACCGTCTGGACGGTCGTCATCGCGAACGAGACCGCCTGCTGGACGTAAGGCCACACGACGGCGGCGGCAGCCTGTATCTGCGCCCACGCCGCGTCGATCGCGTTGCGCACGGTCTCGTTGCTGTTGTAGAGCGACGCCAGCCCCACCACCAGAGCGGCCACAGCCGCGATGACAAGACCGACCGGGCCGCCCGCGACCATCGACAGCGCGGCTCCGAGCGATTGGAACCCGGCCGCGACCCCGATGACTGACTTGAGGCCGGCCATCACGGGCAGCAGCAGCGCGAACGCCGTCAGAGCGGGGGCGATCGCCGGGGCGAGCTGCTTGAGGGCGTTGACGATGCCGTCCAAGAAGCCTTCAGGGAGCGCCGAGGTCAAGCCCTCGAACGCCGACTTGAGCGCGCCGATCGCCGTCCCCGCGACGTCCTTGATGCCGTAGATCACGGTGGCGATGGCGGTTCCCGTCGCCCCGAAAGAGCTTGAGAACGTGTTGATCGCGCCGCTGATGTTGCCGGCGCCGATCGCGTCCACGACCGATTGGACCGCCTTCGAGACGCGGTTCGGGATGTTGTCCAGAGCCGTGCCGATGCCCTGCGTCGCGTCCTTGGCCTGCTGCGCGAACGAGGCGAAGCCATCCGCGCCCTCGCCGTCCAGCCTGAGCACGGCGTTGTTGAAGTCGTCCATCGAGACGGAGCCGTCTTGCAACGCGCTGTAAAGGTCCTTGCTCGTGGCGGACGCGCCAAGCATCGCCTTGGCGACCTGGTTGAGCTGCCCTGGCATGACCTCCTGCAGGGTCTTCCAGTCCTGAAGGTCGGGCTTGCCCTTGGACAGGATCTGGCTGTACTGCTGCATCGCGCGGCTCACGTCAGCTGCGCTCGCGCCGGATGCGAGGCACATGTCGTTGAACGCGATGCCGATGTTGGTCGCCTCATCCAACCCGCTGCAGAGCGGGGCGAGCTGCTGGACCATGCCGGTGAGCGCCGGCAGAGAGGTCGGCAGGCCGTCGATGGAGGCCGACATCTTCTTGATTGATGCCGTCGCGTCGTCGCTCGAGTACCCGAGGTTCTTCATGACCTTGGGGAAGTTGTTCATGGTGTCCACTCGGTTGATGGCGCTACCGAGCGAATTCGAGATGGCGTTGAACGCGCCGCTGGTGACGCTGGACACGATGCCAGCGATGGCGCCCGTCTTCGCCGCCAGGCTCGTGCTGAACTGCTTGCCCGCGTCGGTGCCGGCCTTCCCTCCGACCTTCGACGCGCCAGAGAAGGCGCCGTCCAGCTGGTCGGAGATGGACGCGGTGAGATTGTCGAACCTAGGGGTGAGCAGCACGGAGCCGCTCGCCACGTCAGCCATCCGCAACCCCCTTTCCTTCTTCGCCAGCCCGCGCGGGAACGGGGGCGCGGGATGCGAACAGGAGCGACTTCACCCTGTCCCTGCCCACGCTCAGGCTGAGCTTTTCCTTCTTTTTCTTCGGAGCCTTCGGGCGCGGTATCGGCTTGGGCTTCTTGCCCTTGCCGCCGCCCAGCCCGTAAGCGATGTTGGCGAGCTGGTCCGCGATGATCGCGAGGATGTAGTCCCCCTCGTCCCACGCCAGCTCGGGGTGCATGCGCCTGATCGTGCGGGACTCGTGCGGCAGCTGGGCCGTCAGCACGGCGATGGCGGCGAACTCGCCCTTGTCCATCAGCGCGTCCATGTTCAGCCCGTAGAACTGCTGGAAGTCCGCGTAGAGCTCGTCCCTCCCGTCGAGCAGGAACGGGGCGAGCAGCGCTAGTTTTTTACGTCGATCCTCTCGAAGAGCGCGTTCTCGATGCGCATGATCTCCTCGAAGTCCTCGTAGCCCATCTTGGCGCGGACGACCTCGCACGCCTTGTCGTCGACCTCGCCGCCGAACACGAAGTCGTAGAGCGCGAGAGCGTCCGCGATCGGGGCTTCCTTGCCCTCGTCCGCGTGCTTCTGGAAGCTGGCGAACATGCGGATGAAGTCGCGCGACTTGATGCGGCGCATGTCCACCGGGTAGGTCTCGCCCTCGAACTCCACCTCGTTCACCCACGGCTCCTTGGCGGGAGCCTTGACGACCCTCGGCTCCCTGTCCATGTAACGGGCGGTGACGGCTTCCTTTGCCGCCTCCTTCTCGAGCGCGTAGGCGCGGAGCTGTTCGGGCGTCATGTCCTCGATGTTCATTGGCTTTCCTTTCTCATGCGGCGGTCAGGGGAAGCCGCTGAAGCTCCCCCTGCCGCCCCGTGCCGCCGTTTGAGGCTAGGCGGTGTGGGTGGTGTCGTAGATGTACTCGCGCATCAGGTCGCCCTCGAAGAACGTGGATGGCAGGCACTTGATGGTGGGCGTGTAACCCGTCAAATCGGAGTTGTTCATCTCCACGTCGTCGCGCTCGACGATGATGCCGTTGGGGATGACGATGCGCTTGACCTTGGTGTCGGAGACCACCGCGTCGAAGATGAACAGATGGGAGCCGTTGAACTTGGTGTTGTGGCGCACGGTGGTGGTGCCGCCGGAGGTGGTCACGTTGTCCTCGCCGTAGATCGCCTTGAGCACGGTGTCTCGGGACTCGAGGAAGGTGACCTCTACGGACTCGCCGTAGCTGGACATGGGGGACGCGATGACGGAGCCGCCCCAATCGGACACGTCGTCGGTGTCGATGTCGGCGGAGACGGTCACGCCGTCCTCGGAGATGTAGCCGAGCGACTTGAGCGCGGAAGAGGTGGTGCCGCAAAGTTCGGCGAGGGTCTTGGACACGTCGATGAAGCCCGTGGGATCGGTGCCGGCGGGCGCGATGCAGGCGTAGCCGCCCTCGCGTCCCTTGCCGATTCCGAGGTTGGAGGTGTCGAGCATGGATTCAGCCATGTTTCTTCCTTTCGTTTTCGGGAATTGGAAAAGCCGCCACGCTAGGGGCGCGTGACGGCGTAGAAGTCGAGTTGATAGCGCGGTGACCCGCTATCTGGGTCTGGGAAGGCGTATATGCCGCCGACGGAGCAGGAGCACACCTGCGGTACGGCCTCGCGCATGTTGAGAAGGACTTCCCTGGCCATGAGCGCGAGGGCGTAGGCTTCGGATTCCGTCTCAGCCCACACCTGAACCGCGAGGTTCGGGGAGTCCTTGCCGAGCGAGTAGCCGCCGCCCGTGCGCTCCACGGTCGCGAACCGTTTCGGTCGGCTCTTCGGGACTGCGGAGCTCGCTGGCACGCCAAGCCCCTTCTTGAGAGCGGCGCACGTCGCCGCGATCACGTCGAAGCTCATACTCCGCATCCTTTCTTGAGCGTGTTGCGCAGGCGGTTGTCCACGTGCGCCTCGACGTTCGCCGCGTACACCCTGCCCGCCGCCGTGTTGTCCAACACCTTGATCTCGGACGCGTACAGCGGAGCGGTGCGCGAATGAACCGTGCCGGCGATCGAGTTGCAGCGGGAAGCCGCCGCGTCCGCCTGAGACTGCAGCAGCCCGCGCACGCCGCCGCCCTTGGCGATGCCGACGATGCCCGATCTCACGGGCTTCACCTTTCCGACGCGCTTCACGCCGATGCTCCACCCGCTAGCCATCGCACGCCTCGCATTCCACGGCGCGGTTCCAGTCCCCTGGGCAGTTCACGTCCAAGTAAGGCTGGGGGTCGCCCACCACGGCGTACTCGCGGCCGCCGTAGCGGACGGAGCAGCCGCGGAGGGGTTCCGCGTACGCCTTCGGGAAGTGGAAGGTCATGGCGACCGTCACGCCGTCGGGTCGCGAAGCCGCAAGGTCGGCGGTGCCGCCTGGCTGGGGCACGACGTTCTGGACGGTCTCCACGGTCGGCTCGCCATCGACCTCGTTGCCGTGCGCGTCTTCGTCGATGACGCTGGGTCTCAGCACCTCAACGGAAACGCCTTTGATCAGCTGCATGGCGGTCACCCCGCGATCATTCTGCACGAGGTCACGGTCCCAGTGGACAGCCCTAGCAGGTCCAGCTCCGACGGGAGCGGGCGCATGTACTGGTCGAGCAGGGACACGGAAGCCGTGTAGCTCCCCGCCGTCTGCGAATACTGCGACACGCCGCCCATCCCGTCGGGCGCGGACATGGCGCGGTTGGCCATCGACATGCACACGGTGGAGAGGTTGAGGTCCAAGACCTCGTCATCCCCAGCCGCGTAACCGTCCATCTTGGCGAGGAGGTAGCCCGTGGCGCGGGTCAGCAGCGCCACGAGCCTCCTCTCGTCGGCTACCGCGCCGTATGCCGCCACGTAGTCGTCGACGGTGGCGAACGCCTTGATAGCCATAGCGGGTCACCCCTAGACGGTAGCTACGCCGTTGTCGATGCGGACGAAGTCGGCGAGGTCGCGGACGACGAAGCCGACCTCGAACTCGCAGCGGACTGCGAACATGTTGCGCTGCCAGAGATTGAGCGTCTTGCTGCCGCTGGTGAGGGTCGCCTGGTCGCTGATGGAGATGTTGACGTCCTTGACCACGCCGTAGCGGGCTGCGCTCCAGTCGCCGCCGAAGCCCAAGACCTCCGCAGCCTTGCCAGCAGCGGCCTTGTGGGCTGCCTTGCGGAACTGGGTGGGGACGGAGAGCACGTGTCCAACAGCGCCGTCGGTCTGGACGTTGTTGATGAACAGCGGGCGGTTGGTGGTGTCCTTGGTCTTCAGGAGCAGGGTCTTCGCCTGCGGGGAGAGGACGAAGGCGTTGAGGTCGCCGTCAGCCTCCGCGACCTTGCCGATGGCGTCGACGAAGGCGTCGTAGGTCTTGGTGGAGGCGTCCACCGCGTTGGTCACGCCTGCGAGGGTGTCGAAGCCAGTGCCGGGGGCGGTGCCGTGAAGGACGGTCTCGTCGAACTTCTTGGCGATCGCGAACGGCAGGCGCGCGACAAGCTCGTTGTAAAGCGCCTCGGTGTTGTCGCGGAACTGGTTGCTGAACGGCTCGATGATCGCCAGCGTGTAGCCCTTCATCTCCTTGGTCGCCAGCGTGTGCTGGGATACGGGCTTCTCGTCGGTCTCGTTGACCCAGCCTGCCTCGGGCTCGCCCGTCACGACGGGGATGGACAGGCCGTTGCCGGGCAGCTCGATGCGCTGGGCAAGCTGCATGACAGCGGAGCTTTCGAGCGTCTTAGCCCAGATCTCGTCGGATACGCTTGCGGGGAGGGTGATGGAACCCTTGTTGATGCCTTCTGCCATTGTTCGGTTTCCTTTCTAGTTGAAGGCGTTCTTCATGAACTGCGCGAAGTCGTCTTTCGCGCTGCCCGTTTCCTTGACGTCGGCGTGCTTGCCGTCACCAAGCACCACGGGCACGGTGGGCTGTCCATTGACCGCGAGCCTGTCCTTCAAGCCCGCCGCCTTGGACATGAGATCGTCGCGGTCCGTCGCAGCGATCAGCGACAGGATTTCGGCGGGGACGCCCGTTTCGGTCGCCGCGTCGTCCACCCATTGCCTGCGGTCTTTCTCTTCTTGGAGGGCGTTAGCCCTCGCGGTAGCCTCGTCAAGCTGCTTCTGAAGCCTCTCCTGCTCGCTCATCTGCGATTCCTTGAGGGCGGCAAGCTCGTCGGCTGCTTCCTTGTTCGCCTTCGCCTTGCGCTCCCATTCGCGGGAATGCTGCTTCATCTCGTTGTACTTGGCTTCCCAGTCGGTCGTCTCGCCGCCGTTCGGCTCGACTTCGACAACCTTGGTCGGATCGTTCTCCATAACGACCTCCTTACCGCGCCGTTCGGCGCTGTCCCCCGCTGCCGTTCGGCTGCGGGATGCGGATACGGATATGAAAAAAGCCGCTCGAAAGCGGCTTTGATCAACGTGTTATTCGGCGCATCGGGGTCATCCCCGTGTCCCTGTCCTTCGCGTTCGGGTCTATGAGGATCGCCGTCTCGCCCTCTCTGAGGGCTGCAATCGCGGCTCTCTCCGCGTCGGCGATGCCGTCCACCAACAGGACGTAATGCCCGTCGGTCTTCGTGCCGCCGTCCCTGCGCTCCTGCCTGAGCGCGGCTATCGAGTCTGCGACGCTGCCGCCGCCCGTCGAGTCGCCCATTCCCCACGTGAGGCCGTTCATGCGCAGCGGTGCGCCCTCGCGGTCGGTGATGGACGTGGCGAGGCCGTGCGCCGCGAGCGCGTCGGTGAACTTGGAGTACTCGGACTTCGGCGTTTCGGCAACGATGCCGTCCCACGACCAGCCGCGGGAGCGCTTCTCGATCTCGTCGCACACGGAGTCCGTGACGCGCTTGTTCACCTCGTCGGAGCCGGCTCCCGCCATCTCATTGCGGATCGCCTCGGGGTCGACGGTCTTGCGGGCGTCGAGGTAGGCTTCGTAGAGCCAATCGGGGTCGTATCCGTCCACTGTGGTGGACGAGTCGCCCGCGACCACGCGGCAGTCGCATCGGTCGTGGAAGCGGTTGAACGCCCCGCCCGTGTAGCCCGCCGACTGCCTCGACCTGTAATCGAAGCCGCGGGACGCGAGCATCAGGCAGAAGCCGCAGGTCTCCCTGCCCGTGGGCACTCGGGCGTAGCGGACGCCCTTGGAGTAGTCCCTCTCTGCGTTGCTTATCGTCGTGAGGTTCGCGGAACGCCCCACCGACCCGTGGGCCTTGACGGACAGCCGCTCGGCGAACCTCGCGAAGTCGCCGCCCGACGCTTCGCGCGCGGACGAAACGGCTCCCGCCGCGCCTTGCCGCGTCATCGGCTCGGCTGGCTGCGCTTGCGGCGCCCGAATGCCCAGCTGCTCGATCGTCGCGTCGTACGCCTCGCACGCGATGGACGAGGCCTGCGCGCCGAACTGCTCCGAGCAGGAGACCAGAACCTGCTCGGCGAACGAAGCCATGTCCTCCCATGAGAGCGCGCCGCCGTTGAGCGACCAGTAGGAGCGCAGCGCCCCTTGGACGAAGCGGTACGCCGCCTCTTGCTGGGCTGTGACCGCTGCGGAGTAACGGTCCAGTTCGCTAGCCGATATCCGCATCGTCATCGCCCTTCGGTGCCGGCAGCGGCTGCGACGCGGCAGCCTGAGCCGCCGCCTGCGACGCCGCTTGGATTACAGCCTGCTGGCGCATGTCGCGCATGATCCCGTCGATCACGGGCTCCGAGTAGCCCAAGTCCCGCCAGAACTGGCGCGTCAGGGAGTACGTCGGCGCGGCGCTGTTCACCTTGATCGCGAAGTCGGCGTTCGCCGCCTTGGACGGCTTGAGCACGTCCGCGAATCTGGGGCGGACGTCGGCTGTCTCGAACATCTCGGGGTCGCGCACGCCGAGGATCATGCGGGCCACGTTCGCGAGCGCGATGCCGTTCATGCGGTTCACGTGCTCCACCTCGACGATCAGCCGCTGTTGCGCGGCGAACATGGCTTCTGAGGACGTGGGGTTGTCGAACACGATGCCGACCTCGTCCAGCGGCAGACAGGCTTCGGAGGCGAACTGCTTGCCCAGCATCTCCAAGTGGTCGATGTGGGGCTGCATCGTCATCTGCGAGAGCTGCCCGAGCTGCGGGATGTCGCCGTTCTTGTTCGGCGTTACCAGCAGCATCGCGTCGGCGTACATCTCGACCTTGCGCTTGGACATCTCCTCGGCGGTCTTCTTGTCCACGCCGAGCAGGTAGCGCATCGGCCACGTGTAGAACGTCGCGGTGATCTCGGTTCGCGAGCCGACGCACAGGGCGCGGTCGATCAAGCCGCGCACCGTGCGGTTGATGCGGGACTTGCCGAACGGTCGCGTGAGCGACGGTCGGTAGCGCAAAGGCTCCATCATCGGTCGACCGAACGGGTTGGGCGCCTTCTCGGCTTCCCACGTCTCGCCGACCTTGCGGCACGAGTACGTGAACTCGTCCGTGTACATGTTCACCCACGTGGGCACGCGCATGCCGCTCGCGTCCACGTCGATGTCCACGACGCAGATGCCCGCCTTGATGCGCTTCTTGCGCTCGTCCCAGATCGCCGCCGCGTCGAGCGCAGAATGAGCCGAGACGATGGCTTCAGGCTCGCCCTTGCGGCCCCTCGAGACGGTCAGGAACGCGCACGAGTCGGTCAGCTCCGAGGTCACCGCCTGCTCGTAAAGCCCTATCAGCACGTCAAGCGGGACCAGCTCGTCCAGCGTCCCCGCGTCCTCACCGTCGAAGCCCTCGAGCACCGAGCGGCTGGCGAGGACGTCCACGCACTTGCCGCCCCAGCCGGACACGATGTCCAAGTTCCTGAGGTCGTCTGGCATGGACGAGTCGGTCGAAACGGGCTTGACCTTACCCTCGTAGTAGGCTTCGTTGCGGATGTTGGAGCTCAAGTGGCGCTGCCATTCGGCCAGCAGCGCGTTGAACGTCGCCACCTCGTCGCCCGTCAGGTTCATCATGGACGGTTCGACTTGGTAAAGCGTAGGGTTCGGTGTCGTCATAGGATCATGCATCCCCCGTCTGGGTCTCGTTTCGTCGTCTTAGCCGCCCAATAGGCGATCACTGCCGCCTCTATCGGCGTTGAGCGGTCGCCGCCGTACGCCCACCCGCCGTCGGACCCTATCGGGCGCTTGCGGGCTTCCGTCGCGCTCGCGTCGAGCGCCGACTGGGCGTCCCCCTCCCCGCCGTCCCAATGGGTCACGGACTTGTCTATGAGCGCTTGGGAGAACATGGAGGTGGCATTAACCACGTCCTTGGTCGACGGGGCGAACAGGGCTTGGCGCGGGTAGTGCTCGCGGAGCCTGTCCAGCAGCGCTGCCGCGCCGTTGCGCCCGTCCACGGCGATGGCGGCGGTGGTGTCCGCCATCTGCTCGGTGCAAAGGAAGCCGGTAAGCCATTTGAGCCCGTCGGCGAGCGTGCCCTGCCCGACGTGCTCCACGTACGCGGAGCCGTCCTCCTGCAGCCTGCAGGCGCACAGCGCTATCTGGGAGCCGTCGGGGCTGAACTTGACCCCGAACGCCTTCTTGCCGTCCGTCGGCACCTCCAAGCGCGGCACGGCGAGGGAGCGCCACAGCGCCTCGTCTATCGCGCTCGCGCTGCTCGACCCGCTCCACCAGTCCAAGCGCTCGTGGGCGAAGCCCGGCAGGTTGCCCTTGGCTCCCGCGAACTCCGATTCGGTGTAGCTCTCGTCCAGAACGTAGCCCATGGACGGGTTGGACTCGTACACCTCGTCGAGTATGTCCGCGAACGTGCAGTCCTTCGGCGGGAGCTTCCCGCACGCCCACGACGCCCAGCACATGCGCCTCATGCCGCCCTCTAGGACGGACTTGCGCACGCGTGCAAATACAGTGCCAGCGCTGCGCTCGTTCGGCGGTGTGCCCATGTACAGGATCTGGCGCTCGCCCGTGGACGACGCCGACAGGGTGTACGCGATCGCGTCGTATTGAGTGTCCGTCAGTTCCTGCGCCTCGTCGTAGACGACGAGCTGGATGTCGTCGAAGCCTCGCGCCGTGCCGTTGGTTCGCGCGATGAACTCGATGGAGCCGCCGTTCTTCAGGAAGATCGCTTCTTCGCCGTTCGTTCGGCGAATGCGCTCTACGAGCCCCGTCAGCTCGGGGTGCGCGTCGTCCTCGAAGTAGCGGACAAGGCGCATGAACGCCTTCTTGGCGGTCTTGACGCGGTGCGCGGTGTGGATCACGTGCCAGCCGCAGACGGCTAGGCGGTAAAGCTCGTAAACCTCAAGCGCGGCGTTCTTGCCGTTCTGACGAGGCACGTCCAAGCCGCACGTCACATACGACGGCTTGCCGCGCCCGTCGCACGCGCACCAGTCGGCCAACACCAAGCGTTGCCACGGGAAAGGCGATATGCCCAAGTCCTCGCCGAGGGCTATCGCGTCTTCGGCTTCGGTGTAAGCCACCTCGCCGTTGCGGTAAGCCCTACGCGGTTCCTGCCTGCCTCTGCGCACGCCGCCCGGCGACGATGGTGAGAACGTTGGCTTGCTTCGGGGCACTCTCGTCCTCCTTCTCGTGGGTGTCGCAGATCCCGAGCTGCTTGTTCAGCTGCCGGATCTCCGCGCTTGCGGTTTTCAGGGTGCTTATCTGAGGGAAGGCCTTGAGGTCCCCCATGTCGTTGCTGTAGGCGGTCTGACCGCCGAAGCCGTCCAGCTCGTCCTGCGCCGTCTGCGCGATCTTGTACCATTGGCAGAGCAGGGAGAGCGCGGGCGCGTCCGATTGGGAGAAACTCCGACCTGCCGTCAACTCGTCCCATTTCGCGGACTTGAACGCATCGCTAGCGACGGAGCCTGGCTTGGCGAGCGGCGTCACTTGATCTCGCTTATGACGACCGCGATGATCGCGAGCACGATGACCAGAAGCCAGAACCCCCAGATCGGGGACAGCACCAGCAGCCACGGCCAATCGATGAAGCCCGTGATCTTGCACGCGATGAAGACGATGGCGAGCAACCCGCAGAACCCGATGCCGCCGCCGTTGCCGTTGTTCATTCGCAGACTCCTCTCGACAATGAAAAAGCCGCCCTAGTGGACGGCTTGGAACAGATTGATAGTCTCCAGTTTTTAGATCTCTGGAATCTTGCTCATCACGTAGCGCTCGACGATCGTCTCGCACACCTTCTTGAGCAACGGGTACGACAGGTCAAGCCCCGCGTCTTCGAGGGTCTTTGCCATCAGCGCCCACGCGCAATCGTCCTCGATGTCGCGCAGGAACGCGGCCCCCTCCACGGTCAGCCCTTTGACGGCGCCGTTGTTGTACGACGGCTCGAACTCCATGGTCGAATCGACTATCCCATCTTGCCGAAGGCGCGACAGCTCGCCGCGCACGGCGGAGACGTCGCCGAACCGCTGGAAGTCGACGAGGTTCAAGTCGCCATCGGAGCAGCCGATGAACACGAGCATGTTTCTCATGAGGTTGTAATCGCGCATCATCGCCCTTTCTCGTCGCGGTCGAGGAGAACTAGAGGCACATTCCGATACCCGTGGGCCATTCGAAGCCTTCGGCATCGAAATCCACGAGGTCGCTCATCATGTACTTGTAGTAGTCGACGGCCTCCTGCGGCGTGTCTTCGGTCGGCACGAAGTTGGGGCTGAGATGGTAGTTCTCATCGCCGACCCACTTCGCAACCTTCTCGTACTCAATCTGCCCTCTTTCGGTGAACATGCTATCTCCTAACAATGAAAAAGCCGCCCCAAAGGACGGCTGGCGAAATCTGGTATAAAGCCCATTAGAGCGCCTTGGTGGCCTCCACTGCGATATGGATTGCCACATCGAGCGCTGTGCCCAGGAACTCTTTCACCTTGCGCATCTTTGGACTCTCGTTGAGGTAGTCGACGCCCGCTGACGTGATGCGCAGGTCGTAGTAGAGCGTCTCGCCCGTCGTTTTCAGGACTGTGGCTGCGACCAACTTGCGGTCGACAAGATCAGAGACGACGGCCCGCCAATAGACGGGATTTATCTTCGCGAGCTCCTGCGCCTTCGCTGGATTCGGCTCAACGCCGTCCTTGATGCACTGATACAGGTAGCTCAGCACTTTGAAGACAACGACGTCGAAATCGTCTGCGGCCATAGGCTGCTACTCTCCTTCGAGAAGATCGTCTGTCCTCGGGACAACGCCGACCATCTCGTCCAGAGCATCGAAGAAAGCGCCGTCGTCCGTCTCGACGACACCTTGGTTTCGGAACTCCTCAAAACTCAAGTCGGAAAGATTGAAGGGATTCTGGTTGGACTTTGTCTCATTCATGGCTGTAGCCTCCTACCTGCCGCTATCTGTTGTAATTATACCCTTTATTACGGGTGATGTAATCGAATCCGTACTTAGGAAGGGTCTCTGAGTAATAGCGGTCGAGGACGCCGGTGTAAATCTGCCGCCTGTTCGCGGCAGACAGATTCCCCCCGGCCTTTCTTGCCTCGCTTTTAATCTCGGCCTGGATGCTCGCCGAATCCTTTTCGATCTTCTCGTATAGGGCCTTGCTCTTCGCTTCGGTATTCGAGGAGTTGCGGCGAATGATGTAATTCAGCTCATTCTTGCCGCTCGCCGCAGCCCTGTGCTCGGCCCAGTTTGACGCGGCCATATTCTGCACGTCCTGGAGCGAGAACGTTGCGCCGTAACCTTCCGCCCACTTCGGGTGGCCGTGGGTCACGGTCGCGCCGCGGCGCATCAGGTCGGAATTGTAAAACGCGACGCTGTTGTTGTTGCCCCTATATGCGGCAATGACAGCGCCGTCCTTGCCAATGACGAAAAGCTCCTCATGGTCAAGCACTCGAATCCTGTCTTCGATTTCCTGAAGCGTCATCCCTTGGAACTGCTTCACATCCATCGGGCGCGGCGTTCTCTGTCCTGAACGACCAGAGGAAGTCTTGACCACTCCCTCCCCTTTTCTCTTTGAGCTGAATCCGCTAGCCTTGCTCTTAGCCATTCCACTTCCTCACCTTGTACTGAACCACTTCACAGCCGAACTCGTACCCCAGCGTGTCGCCGAGCAGCAGGATCCGCGAAGGCTTGACCTGCCTCTCCAGCTCTGGGAAACCCTTGGCGCACTCTTCCGCGTATTCCTTGACCCTCGTGACCCCGAGCGTGCTCACGAACACCGTCCCGCCCTTCGGAATCCCCTTGAATATCCACGACAGCGAAGCCTCGTCGCTCCATGTGGCGTTCGGAACGACGGTCAGCCCTTGCGACTGCCAGTAGTGCCCGAGCGCAAGGCTGCGATAAATGTTCCATAGCTTCATCGGGTACGGCATGTCGGTGTAGACGCTGAAATCGGGCGTGACCACGCACTCGAACCTGCGGAGCAGTTCTACGTATCTCTCGGGGCGGTTCCACACGCGCTCGAACTGGTAGTCGTCTATGCAGAAGTGGATTCCCTTGTCGAACTCCTTCGCGCTCTTCGCGAAGTTGAAGCTCATCATGTCGGACGGGCGCACGTCCACCGGCTCCATCGTCGGCAGCTCGAGCCTTCCTTTGCAGTCGGCTTTGCTGCACTTGTCGAGGTTCCAACCGTTGTTGTTGCGCGTCATCTCCGCGCCGTAAGGCAGAACCTTGGATTTGAAGTCCAAGCCGAATCGGCTCATGTCCATGTCCTTGAGGCTCCGCACCTCCTCGCGCAGCATGGACTTGTTGTAAGTCGCTATGTCACCCGTCTTGTTGTCGGCGATTCGGAACGCCTTGATCTGGTCTTCCGTGAGGTCGTCGCAGTACTCGATCTTCTCGTCGGGTATCTCCTCCCACCCAAGCGACCTGCACGCCGCCACGCGGGTGTGCCCGAACACGATCACGGGGTTCTCGCGCGATTCCAAGCCGATGGTTCCGCGAAGCCCGAACTCCTTGATGGACTCAGCCACCTTGGGGATCGCCTTCTCGTTTCGCCGAGCGTTGCGCTCGTACGGGATGATCTGGTCTATCAGCAACGTTTCACCTGTTCAGAAGATCGGAAAAAGCCGTTCTGGGAAAAATTCCGCACTGGGGGGTATTTCAGCCCAAGATCGGAAGAGCACACGTCTGAACTCCAGTCACCC